GCGGCTCATCTATGACGATTCGCCAGGTTGCGGATAAGTCTGTCGTGTCCTCTGGCGGTGGAGGCGGTGGTGTAACCGACCACGGCACACTGACTGGCCTTGGTGACGACGACCACCCGCAGTATTCGACCGATGCTGAGGTAAGCGCCAACACGGTTGTAGTAGCTAACACGGCGGCAACCGTTGCGAACCTTGCAGCGATCAACGCCCTGCAAACCAACGGCTCGCAGGAGTTCACACGAACCGCAACCTTTAGCGCCTCGGTACTGAATGACCGCACACAGACCGTGTACAACTTCACAGGCTCAGCGGCGGCTAACATTCAGATTGGTGCAGATACCACGTCGCAAGGTGACGCCAACACAACGTCGATTCTGATTAAGAACAACAGTGGAAACGGTAGTGCGCTAGGCACTCAGATACTTGCTTCGTTGACTGGCGGATACACCGGACCCACTTCGATTGGTGATGGCGAAGGTTTGTTGCTTTCGTTTGAGGCTAGCGGTCTGAGCGCTACCGGCTACTTGCTGACGCAAAGCTCTGGAAGCACGCCGAATGAACTAGCCATAGGCGCAGAAGAAAACGCAAACTTTACTGCGGTGCTGAACACGCTACACCCGGTCAACACCCTGCCGGGGGCCGTGGTGGTAGCGCCGCCAGCGTCACCGAGTCCGGGCGACCGTTTCGCGCTTTCAGACTCGCGCGCAAACACAAGCGTTAATACCGTGACGGTTAATTTCACGGCAGCGGGCCAGAACTTTCACGGCGGGTTAAACAACTCGATAATACCTTTACATAGACGCCACGATTGGCTGGATCACGGAGCGATAGAGATGGTTGATATTCATGTAAGAGAAGGAGACCAGCGGCCCTATGTATTTAATACCGTGGCGCTTGCGGTTGCTGGAACTGCTGACATCCCCGATGGCGAAATGGTTCAAACGCTGGGCTACCACACCGCAGGTGACGGCGGCGGTAACGAGTACATCATGAACGAAACAGGGCGACCCACTGCGGACGGCGGTTTTGCGATACATGGTTCAGGCGCGGATGACTGGCTAGATGCGTTAGACAAAAGCGAAGTCTCGCTGAGAAAATTCGGGCTTATCGCAGACGATGCAACAGACGGGAAAGCTCAGCTTGAGCTGGCGACGGCGGCAGCCACAACACTCGGCGTGCCCATGAACGTCGATGGGAAATTCTTTATCGACATTCTGGCGCTGCCAAGCGGAATCGCGGTTGATGGGCCTCTGACTATCAAAGGCAACGGAAAGTCGGTGTCATCGCTGCGATGCAATAACCTGGATGTTGATCTATTTGTCGGCGGGGCTGGCGGCGCTATATCAGCAGAAAAAACGGCGTTCTCTGGAATGCTTTCAGTGATACAAATATCAGGCGCAGGTCTAGTCTTTGGTGGCGTGTCATTTGTTCGTTGCGGTCTGTCTGATGTCGGCGGTGGGTTTGTGACGCATCCCGTTTCAGCGCAAAGCTGGGCGTCCGCTCGATTTGAGACAAACGATTGCGTTAATTGCATGCAAGGCACATCGCCCAGCCAGCGTGGAGCAATTTCTGTGCGGGCTGACTCTTGCCCATCGGTGACCATCAAAGGAAATCATATTGATGACACTGGAACGGCAACACGCGACAACTACGTGACAGGAATACACGTTTCATTCGCGAGAGCTGTTAACGCTGCGGACACCGCAACAGTAACGCATAATATTATTCGCGGCGTATTTGCAGACTCATTACTGGATTGTGTTGGCATTCAGGTCCTCGGCGGAAATTGCCGCATATCAAAAAACGAGGTCCGCAACATTGTTAATAGCAATCCGGCGTCGGTGGACTTTGAGGGTATCTATACGAAGTGCAAGCGGTCAGTAATAGCAAACAACACCTTGGTCGATGCGGGAGGCCGCGAGGGTAGCATTATCGGCAAGGGCCAACCGTATGGCGTAGATATTGACGGCGGCTACGACAATATTATCTCAAACAATACGGTCATAAATACTGACGCGACGCGCAGAACAATAGGCATCCGGCCATTCCCGGATGGAACAATTGTCTCTGACAACCTTGTGATTGGGTTCACGATAGGCATCGACTCAGGGTCTGATTGCACGCTGCTGTCAATAACTGATAACGAGGTCAGGGATTCACTCGGCCCAGTCGGTGAATTGCACACAGGTATATTCGTTTCACGGCCAGATAATGTCACGATCGAGGGAAATCGTGTTTACGGCATAGGCAATGCGGCAACCGGCGATAGTGCATATGGAATTTATGCAGCTTACGGTTCGGGTGATGTTAGCGAGGACTTCGACGTTCACAACAATAAGGTCAGGAACCTAAGAGGCACCGGATCAAAGCGAGCATTTTTCATCGCAATAAACGCCGCAGCAACGGTAGGCCGAATCAGCGTTACGTACAACAAAGAGCGCGGTTCAGATTTCGCCTACTTCGTAACGAACAGTGGTCAGGCGTCTCGTGTGTTCTACGGTCACAACGAAATAGCTGACAGAACCCAGCCGAACCGTTTCGTTGATCCGGGCGGCACCGCCATTGAGCTTAATAATGAGTGGAACCTACCGGCGTAACCCTAGAGCATGAAGTACTTACAAACGTTAAATGGCTGGGTGAAGTTGGCGGGTGGTGTTATCACTATTTGCACCGCTCTTTACGCGGGCTGGGCGTTCGCGGGGGACCTAATCGTATGGCGTAGTGACGCTGAAACGACCTTCGCGACTAAAGAAGAGCTTCAGGCAACTAACAATAAGATAAGCAACCTTAGCAGGACCCTGCCAATAGAAGTTGAGCTACGGTTCAAGCGTGGTGAAGTCGACCAGCTAAGTACGATCATAATGTACGGAGAAGAACACAACCTGGATGTGGAATTAGACAAGCTAAAAAAACAAGGGCTCCGAGATAAAATCAGAATGCTGGAACAGGATCTACAGCGCGCAAGAGTCGAGGGCGGGTAGCCCTTGGCGCGTCGTGATAACTATATCTACCCGCTCGGTGGCCGATTTTTCCTTGATATAACGGGCGGCATCGCAGAAATAAATGGCTGGGGAGGCGTAGGGCCGGTAGACGATTCGAATAACCAAGACCTTGGAAACACCTCGGCTTACCCAAACCTATCGCGAACGGCCGGCGGACTAATGTTCCCCGAAGACATGCGTCTTATCCGGATGTACGCCAGCCACTACGATAACAACGCGAACGCACTGCGGTGGGGGTGGGTTATAACGCGCCTGCAAAAGGCGGCCACAACCACCGTCGGCAGCAACGCCCAGGCGGAGATACCGGTCTATTCAGAAATCGGCGCCTACCGTGACTACACAACCAACCAAAATCAGCTTACGCAGTTAGAACCGGCTGATTTTACCAATAATGTTATTCCAGCCGGGGAGGTTTTAAACCTGGCGACGGCGGTGGACGAAACGGAAACCGTTGATACTAACCGGTACGTGCAAGTCATGGCCGGTTTTATGGAGTTTGAATACGTCACCGGAGCGTCTGAAATCCGGTAGTGTCGCAAACCGCGACGATATTAACCAACCAGGACCACTAGCACCATGCGACAAGTAACTGTATCCCTGGGCAAAGACGCCCAGATCCCTTTCGAAACAAAGTTCAACGGCGTGTCCGTTGACGCCGTAGCGACACCTGCGGTTGAAGTTTGGGTTAACGGGGTCCACGATTCTGCTTTAACCGCTTCCGCGACCGTTACGCAACTGCAGGACGCCGCCGCCCCGGTAGACGGCTCCTACTTCGTAGAGATTGACACAGACGCGCTAACCGTAACCGACTCGGCGATTGTGAAGGTTGAAGCGACTCCGACAGGGGGCGTTCTGGTCACCTCTTTGATCGCCGTATCCTTCGTAGACCCAGCAGGCGCTGGCGTCTCTTCGATCGACTAGAGTTGATCGCCGGAGAGGTTGTCACACACATCTTTTATGTGCGGGATAGCCGCAACAACCCCGTATCGTCTTCGTCGCTCCCTCGGGGCACCGTACTTCGTAACGGGGTTGTTGATTCTCTTCCGGCTGTGTCTGTTGCCCAGTTACCGGATCTATCCTACAGGGCGCAGTTTACTGTCCCGCAAGGGTACGCGGTCGGGGACGCTGTAGCGCTATCGTTGACCGCGGAGCACCCACCCGGTTCCTTGCTGACTAGATCCCAAGACGTAGGATCGGTACTACCGTCGGGGTCGAAAATGTTTGGCACCCTGTCCCGAATGCTACAAGTCAAGGTAGGCGGCGTGCCGGTAGTACCTCCGGTGGGGGCTTTCTCTGTAACACCCATAATCGACGGTGTCGATAGAAACGACATTTTTGTTTCGTTGTCCACGGTCCCGGGCGGGTACTACGTTTCTTTTTCGATTGGGTCGGTAGACGCCAGCGCGAGCGTCCACATACGTGTTCGTGTTAACACAAGCGCAATATCAATCATAGATACATTCCGAATGGAAAGGACCGTTGAAGAATCCGATCCTCTCGTATTGTCTCAACAGAACGTACGTCTTGGTCGTCGTAGGCCCAGGCTGAGGGTCGCAAGATGACACTGCTAGCGAAGGTTGGTTCGAACAAAATAGATCTCATAACAGGACGCGAAAATAAGATTCTTGTAGATCTCGAGAACGAAGACCAAGACGGTTCTATAGTTCCATTAGACGCTGGGCACACCGTGGTCGGCCACCTTGTCTCCAGAGACGTTGACGTTAGTCTCGTCGGCCCTTTCAATTTTTCTCAGGACTCACAGAACCCTTTTCTTTGGATCGCGGTACTGTCCTCCACGGAGTTGGATTCAGGCGTGCTGGTTAATCCGGAGGCCCCCGACACCCGATTTGTTCAAGACATAACTCGAGAGCGGAGCCTCTGCTACCTACAGGTTCATGTTGTTGGCCCTTCCATAAATGAACCTTACCTACTGGACACTCGGCTTCAGCGAGGGTTTTCATGAGACGCAACCAGATAGATCTCAATGAGCAAGAGTCACTTCCCTACTTACTAAAGCGGCCGCAAGAGTCAGACCTATTCAATATGGTCTGGCACATAATCTCGCCCGATGACTACATTACTAAGTCCGTGTGGACAATAGATTCGGAGTCCGAGCAGGTCCCGACGCTCTTATATACGTCATCTTTTATAAATGAAATACCGTTGTACGAGGACAGACAAGGCTCGCGGTATCGACTCCCCTGGAGAAGAAGTACCGCGGTTCTGCTGGAAGGTGGAACCGCCGGGGTTAACTACGAACTCACTAACCAGGTTACGACAAACTCTGGTCGAGTACTTCGAAGGACAGGAGAGCTTCGAGTAGTTGATCGATACCCGGAGACAGATAGATTTGCTAATACGGCTCGATTCCAATCTTAAACGGGTAGCTAGAAAGTACCGCCGATTTTCTAGGCAGGTTCCTTTCACCGCTGCGAAGACGATAAATCAGTTGGCCATAAAGGGCCGTGTTCACGAAGCTGAGCAAATGGAACGGGATCTCGATAGACCGACATCGTTCACCAAAGGAGGCGGTAAGGGTGGATTTCTTCGCAAAGCCAAAGGCGCAACTAAACGCTCTCTTACGAACATACAAGAAGTAAAGCGCATACAAGCGTCGTACTTGATTTGGCAAATTGAGGGCGGCATACAGACCGCCATCAATGCTCCAGGGAACAAGCAAGGGAGTCGAATACTTGTACCCACAGACGCCCAGCCACGAGATGGCCACGGGAACGTACGAAACCCCGCGTACCGAAGGGTGATTGCAAGTACGAAGAATAGTCCCCAGCTCTGGAGAAAAAATCAGGCCGGCATTTTTCGTCAATACAAGAGTCGGGGTGATGAGTTTCGGTTCGCGTTCGCAAGATCCGCGAAGTACCAAGCCCGGTATGCCTTCGGCGCAGGGTACGTTCGCTACATAGTAAAAATGCGTGCGTTCGAAAAGATATTCAATCGCGAAATAAAGAAGTCGATAGCTACCGCAAAATGACAGCCAAGAAACCCCCCGAAGAACTCCGAGCTAGAGCGCAAGACCTTGTGCATGAGCTGTGGACAATAGAGGGTTTGTCTACCCTCACGGGGCGAACCCGGGACTGGGTTGGGAATCGGGTTAGACCGATAACACCTGACGGCAGAATAGGTAAGGCCAACGGGTGGCGGTTGGATACTTTCGTTCGCGCCGTTGAGTCATTCGGACAGAACAAAAACAAGAAGCCTAAAGATTTAAAAGACTACTACGATGCACAGCGCGCTAAAGACGAACTGGAAAAGTCACGTAGCAACCTGTTCGAGAGAGGCGACGTTGTTCGCTTTCTCGCGGAGCAAAATACTGAGTTCCGGCGGTCTCTGGAGAGTTTCCCCGACATAGTTGATCGGGAGTGCGAACCAGGGGCGGAGGTTGTGGAGACGATCGAACGTCTGGTCGAAGATTTAATAAACGCACTTCACGAGTCGCTTACAACGTTCACCGGTGACGAGTGACCGAGACAGCATTGGAAGAGATCGAAGCCCCAGACGGTTTCGACGAGGTTCCGTATGCGCGGATGGTAGACGGCTGGCCAAAGATGCTAACCATCTTAAAGTCCGAACGGCTAAGGACCGTGTCTCAATCTGCGGAACTATACCGGATCATACACACACCGGGTAAAGGCACGGAGCCTTGGCGAAACACAGTCACTCCGTACCTAAAAGAGCCGATGGAGATGCTCACCTCCCGGAGGTTTCGCGCAGTGATACTCGCGGCCCCGGCCCAGTGCGGAAAAACAGAGTGCGGACTTAACTACGTTCTGCACACGGCTGTGTGTGACCCGGTAGACATGCTCGTACTGCAGACTTCTATGGCGCAGGCGAGGGATTTTAGTCGTCGTCGTGTTGATCGGATGATCCGACACAGCCCGGAGTTGAACAAACGAAGGGGCCCCAGCCGCCAGGACGATAACCGACTTGAAAAAGTATGGGACAGCGGTGCGATACTGAGTATCGGGCACCCCTCAATCAACGAACTTTCTGGCCGACCGATAGGTCGCATATTCATTACCGACTACGATCGTATGGATACGGACGTGGATGGGGAGGGCTCCGCCTTCGATCTTGCACGCAAACGTGCAACGTCGTTCATGTCGGCGGGTATGGTTTTCTGTGAGTCCTCGCCAGGTTTCGAGGTCATCGACCCGAGTTGGCAGCGACCCCAGGACAGCCACGAGGCAGCACCTTGCGAAGGTGTTCTGGCGCTATTCAACCGAGGCGACCGCCGGCTGTGGAACTGGAAGTGCGACCACTGCGACGAGTTTTTTGAGCCTTTGTTCGATCACCTTACGTGGATAGAAGGTGACGATCACTTGGCTACGGCCGCAACCGCTTCGATGGCGTGCCCCCACTGCGGAGGACTCCACGGGGCGGGAGATAAGTACCGACTAAACTTGGCTGGTGTGTGGGTGCCGGAAGGTCAGCACGCGGCCCTGGTCGCCGGTGAAGTAACACTCCTCGGGGAACCTCGCAATTCAGACATTGCCAGCTACTGGCTGGCCGGGCCGGCGGCGGCGTTCCAGAAGTGGGACGAGATGGTCATTAAGTACCTACAGGCTATGGATGAGTTCGACGCCACAGGGTCTGAAGAAGCACTCAAGGCCACCGTCAACACAGACCAGTGCAAGCCTTTTTTGTCTCAGTACCGGGCTACACAACGAAGCGCCTCCGAGCTTGAGAGCCGGGCGGGTCCTTCTGATAAGAAGGTTGTCCCAGCCGGTGTCCGTTGCCTCGAAACATCCATTGACGTTAATGGTGCAACCACAGGCTGGTTCGCGGTGCAGGTCACCGGTATAGGCCAGGAGCGTGAGAAATACATTGTTGACCGATACGACATCCGTTTGTCACCGAACCGGGTCACGGAGGACGGGGACCCCGAGATACTTAACCCCAGCGCTTTTGAAGAAGACTGGGATGCCTTAACACCTTTGCTTGACGCTCGCTACCGGTGCGAGGAGACCGGACCCAACGGGGAGGAGCTGTGGCTAGAAAACAGAATCACGTTATGCGACTCAGGCGGCGCCGCCGGCGTCACGGAGAGGGCCTACAAGTATTGGATGAAAGTAAAGAGGATGGGGAAAGGTTCCCGACTCTTTCTCATCAAAGGCGACAAGAGGAAGGTGGGCCAAATGGTCAAGAAATCCTTCCCAGGCCAAGACCCCAATGACACCAACCAGAGTGCCGCTGCCAGGTTTGCAAAAGGCGAAGTTCCGTTGTTCAACGTCGCGGTGGAGCTCACCAAGGACCTGGTTGATAAGGACCTACAACGAGATAAACCCGGTCCGGGCAACTACAACTTCCCGGACTGGCTTCCTTCGTCTTACTACGAAGAGCTGTCGGTAGAAACCAAGGACCCGAAGAAGGGCTGGGTTAACGAGACCCGAAAACGAAACGAGGCGTGGGACTTGTGCGTGTACGCAGAAGTCGGCTGCTTCATCTTAAACATACATCGTGTTGATTGGAGTTCGGGACGGATACCGAGTTGGTTACAACTCCCGTCAACTATGAAGAACCCGATGGTCCACACGAACAGCACGCAATCCTCCGGCACGGGCCAGGCGCCTCGTCGAAGAGGACGCCGTGTTATTTCCAAAGGAATTAGATGACCCCGAACAGTCTCAACCGTCGAACCTACAACGATGTGCTCGATGATCTTAACGCTGCCCATGACTCTTTGCGACGCGCTAACCGCGCCACTGCCGCAGGGTCCGGCAGCAAGCGTGTGGAGAGGAACATCCGACAGATTCAAGAATCGATTGCTTACTACCAGCAAGAGCTTACGCACTATGACCCAGTAACAGGCGCTCGCCGGGGACGTAAAATCTTCAGAGGTCGTCCTTGTGGCTAAACCAAAAGAGTTCAAGCTCACACTTACGGATCGGGTAGTGGGCTACTTTAACCCTGAGAAGGGTGTTAAAAGGGCCGTTGCCCGTCACAAAATGTTCAACGCGAACGTGGCGTTCCGCGGAGCAGACCGGACCCTACAACCCGGTAAATTTCGCAGAGGTAATCGGGACATAAACTCCGAACTCCGGGGCTCGCTACGAGAGCTCCGACGCCGGTCTAGGGATTTGAACCGCAACAACGCGATGGCCGTTAGCGCTCGCGAGTCTGACATAACGGACGTGATCGGTTCTGGACTTCGACTTGAGTCCAATATAGACGCCGACTTTTTGGGCCTATCCCGGTCGGAGGCGCAGAAGTTTCAAGAGGAGGTACAGCGGCGTTATCACAACTGGGCGTCCAGTGAACTCTGCGACATAGAACGTCTGTGTAACTGGTACCAAAAACAAGCTGTTGTGGCCGGAGCGGTGTGGGACAGCGGCGATACGTTTATCAATCTACCCGTTGTAAACAGCGACTTTCTGAACAGTCGTGTCCGGGTAGAGGTTATTGAAGCGGACCGTGTTAGCAATCCGGGACAGTTTGTCGTCCCCGGCGGCTACGAGATATACGAAGGTGTAAAGCTCGACAAAAACGGAGCTCCGGTTAGTTACTTCCTTGAATACGACAAGGTCGTTTCCGGCCACCGGACTCGTGATTGGAAAGAAGTAAAACCCTACGATCGGGTAACAAAGTCTCGGAAGTTTCTACACGTATTTGAGCAGATTCGTCCCGGGCAAACCAGGGGCTACCCCAAGATAACCTCTGTAATAACCAAGCTTAAAGAGCTGGACGAGTACATAGACGCAGAAATACGCGCCGCTGTTGTCGCCGGTCTCTACACCGTATTCGTTACTACGAACTACGGCGACATCCCCGGCATCGACATGCCTGTAGAAGAGATGGAAAGTGGGGATAACATCGACATCGGTTACGGCTCGGTTGTAGGGCTGGCCCCGGGCGAAGATATAAGCGCTGCTCAGCCGGGGCGACCCAACCCCAACGTACGTGAATTTGTAGAAGTAATTCAGGCGGACATCGGCGCCGGCATCCAAATGCCGTACGAGACGTTGGTCAAGCGCTTCAACAGTAGCTACAGCGCTTCACGCGCCGCCTTGCTGGAGAGAGACAAAGCCGTACAACGCAAGAGACGGTGGTTTGCGGACCGCGTCTGTCGCCCGGTGTATCAGCGTTGGATGGACGACATGGTGCTGACCGGAAAGATAAAAGCACCTGGCTACTTCGATGACCCTGATATTCGCCAAGCTTGGCTTCGGTCCGAGTGGGTAGGACCCGTGTTCCGGGAAATTGACGTAGTCAAGACTGCCCAGGCCGCCCTGCTAAACAACAAGCTAGGGATCGTTTCTGTTGATCGACTTATAAAAGAACTTAACGGCGGAAACTTCGAGGAAGTACACAAGCAGCTTGTGTACGAACTGGAGAAGCGGCTGGAAGGTGGATTGATACAACAGCTCGAGGAAGAGAGTAACGAGGCGGATACAACGCCGGATGAGATCGCGGAGCCTAAGAAAAAGGCTCCGCAGAATGTTCTTTCATTAACCGCTGACGAAGCCACCCGACTAATGACCGAACTCGAAGCAGCTTAGTCTGTGCGCGTAAAGGCAACCCGGGACCACGCAGTAGTCGCGTCTCTGGTTCTTGCCTGCTTCCCAGCAGAGACCTCCGCTTTCGACCCCTGCTGGGACGGAATGTGGGTGGGTTACGAGGATGGCCTGGCGGTTGGTTTCGCGTGTGCATCTCTACAAGAATCTAAAAACGGCGTCGTGTACGCGAAGCATGAGTTGGCGGGGGTTACGCGACCTTACCGCGGCGGAGGCCGGCAGCGCCAACTGATACGAACCAGGGAACGTTGGGCCGTTAGAAACAGCGCGAAGTGGATAGAGACCTACGTCATGCCCTGGAACGCACCGAGCCTTTGCAACCTGCTGAAGCTCGACTACCGCATCGTAAGCCCGGAGTCGGAAGACGATCGCGAAGTAATAACTCTGAAGAAAATACTCGCAGAGTCCGAATAACAACTGGAATATTTATGAGCTACTTTGAAATGCGAGCCGCAGGAGCGGGTCGTGTAGAGATTGACCTGTTCGGAGAGATAACACCGTACGCTTTCGCTGAAGGCGACACCAGTGCTCTCCAGTTTAAAAACGCCTTGAAAGACCAAGGCCCCGCGGTTCGAGAGATTGTTCTAAACGTGAACTCTCCCGGCGGCAGTGTCTTTGAAGGGAACGCGATCTATAACACGCTCAAGTTCCACCCCGCGAAAGTAACTGCAAATGTTATGGCGGTCGCGGCAAGCATTGCCTCCGTAATCATCATGTCCGCCGACGAAATCAACATCGCGCCTAATGCCGCCGTGATGATCCACGAACCGCATGTGTTTATGGGCGGAACCTCATCGGACCTTAGAAAGCAAGCCGACCTGCTGGACTCAATCAGAACGACCGCGGTCGAGGCATACGTTGAGCGCACAAAGCTCAATGCAAAAGAAATTCGCGAAATGATAGCCGCCGAGACGTGGCTGTTTGCAGAAGATGCAATCGCAAAAGGATTCGCAGACAACGTGATGGAGGTTGAAGAAACCGACGAAGCGTTTGCGATGTACGGGGCTCAAGCAGGTGAGGTACTTATGAAGTACTCGAAGCTGCCTGAGTCAATTAAAGCCCTGGTAGAGGCTGCAGAGCCGGAGTCTGAGACGGTCGACGACCCTCAACTCAGTGGGGACCGGAGTGCTAGCGCTCCCGAACCAGAAGGGAGCCCCGCTCCTAATCCTGCCCCTACCGCAGACAAGGAACCAATCCAACCAATGGATAAAGAAACCCTAATGTCTGAGCACGCCGATATTGCGAACAGTGTCCAAGAAGACGCTGTTAAGGCGGAACGCGAGCGCGTTACCGCGATTCGCAATGCAGCCTTGCCTGGTTACGAAGAACTCGTAGACCAGAACATCGCAAACGGCGCATCGCTCACGGACTTCTTGCTGGCTCAAAACGGAGCTGAGCAAGGTCGAATTGAAGCCCTTAACAAATCACAGATGGAAGGTGACAACGCACCCGCTGGACGTGGTGGTAAGGATGATGAACCCAAAGATCGACCACAAGTCGATAACAAGTTCGTTCGCGGTATTTACGACCGCATGAACTCTAAGTAATAGGGACCACTAGCAATGCCTACTCCAACCGTTTTTACGGAGACTCTTCCGTACGCAGGCGGGTACCTGATCTCGGAAGCAAACCACGATCGCTCACGCGACACCGTGTTGCTCCCTGCAGGTGCAAAAGTCGTAGCCGGCCAAATCCTTGGTGAGCTTTCTGCCACTCCTGGTGAATTCGTAGCACGCGATAGCGCTGCCGGCGATGGATCAGAAGTCGCGAAGGCCATTTCAATTTATGACAAAGACAACACTGCCGGCACTACGCCTGTCGAGCTTGTTGTCCACAGTCGTGACATCGAAGCCAACGACAAAATGGTCGTGCTCCCTGCACCGTCCAACACACAAGCCGATCTTGACTCAGCCAAGGTCGAACTAGCAGCCAACGGAATCATTCTGCGTCCAGCCGACGTGCCGCAGAAAGTATTCCCGCTCTAAGGAACCACTAGCAATGCCAATGCTTGACGTTTTTCAGGACAACCCTGAATTCAGCATGATTGAACTGACGCACGCTATCAACGCTCGCGAATATGTTCCCTCTCGACTGGGCGACTCCGCTCTGTTCACTAGCCGTGGTATCCGCAGCTCGCGCTTTGCGCTTGAACGGAAAGACCACACCGTAAACTTGATCGACTTTGACGAACGCGGCGCTCCTGTAAAGCGGGTAAGCCGGGACGTTCGGAACATTCGCGACTTCGAGATTCCACGACTTGCTCGTGGCGCTGAGTTGTACGCCGATGAAATCCGTATGGTCCGTGCGTTCGGGGAAGAAGACCAACTACAAGCCTACCAGGACTTGCTCGACGAGCGTGTGATGAAGGCGACCACCGCCATCGAAGCAACCATCGAGTTCGGTCGAATGGGTGCCCTGCGCGGTCAGTTGATCGAGCCAACCGGCGCGGTTTACTACGACTACTTTAACGCCTTCGGAGTAACCCCTCCGACACCTCAAACGTTTGCTTTGTCCGGCCCCGCGCCTGGCATCCGCAAGGAACTCGCGGCCGTGCAGCGTCGCATGGAAGACGTGCTTGGCGACGTCGGCTTTTCCTACGTCCACTGCTACTGCGGTCCCAACGTAATCGACCTGCTGGTTGAGAACGAAGAGATCAAGGATGCCTACGACCGTTGGAACGACGGGCAGCAAAAGCGAGAGCGTTACGCTCGTCGCACCTTTGGTTTTGCCGAGGTTATCTTCGAAGAGTACCGCGGAAAGCTTCCTGATGAGAACGGCGTTGTTCGTAACTTCATCGGCGACGACGAGATGATCTTTGTGCCTATGGGCGCACAGACTCCACTCTTCGAGACAGTGTACGCACCCGCAGATTTCTTCGATACGGTCAACATGATGGGTCTCCCCCGTTACGTTCGTCCGAACGAAAAAGAGTCTGACGATCGTATGCAGGTCTGGGAAGTTCAGAGCCATCCTCTGAGCATCTGTACCCGACCCGAAGTCATCCAGTTAGGTGTAGCCACCTAAACCCTCTTCCCGCTACCGCGGGATTTTCTTGCCTCCCTGGCAAAGGGGCGTCTTCGGGCGCCCCGGTTTTTCTTTTTGGAGCCAACGCATGCGCGATCTATTACCGCCGGAGGATTTCTTCGATGGCGATCTATCCGTGCACGGGAGTTGGTTCTCGAGAGTAAGCGGCGAGCGAAGAGACATACCTGTCATCTGGACCAACGACCCCTATGAGGTTCGACCGGACCACGAGGGCAGTCGCCCGATGATCGAGGTGCACGACTCTTTCGCGGCGCTAATGCGCCAGGACGACGAGATAACTATCGAAGGGGTCCGGTATCGAGTTCGACACATGGACCCGTTCGATTCAGAAGGTTACGCACAAGCCGAGCTTATGAACGATGACCCTTATTAGAAGAACACCTGACTTACTTCTGGCATTGAAGGAACTGCTACCGCACAACACGTTGTTCGGACGGACTGACGATCTACCAAAGGATTTCAAAGAAGGTTTTGTTGTTCACATAGGGGACATAAACAAGGTCGACGAGAAGTCGGGACTGTGCTGCGAAAACTACGACCAGACGATATTCATCGACTACCGCCTGCAAACCCACAGGGACGACTGGCTGCTGCGTACGGCTGAGAAGCAAGAAGAGCTTCTCGAGCTCATGCACAACTTACACCCACGACTCCGTTTTGAAAACTTTGACGAGCCCCAGGTCCAGTCCGCGGAATTTACTTTCGTTGGGTCTAGATCAACTTGGGTCTTTAACTACGATCTATAGGAATCACTAGCAATGCGAATTTCCGCACAAGGCACCACGTTCGGTGTTAACGACGGGACCGGTTCCGGCGACCTCGTAAACATTGAATGTATTCGGAGCTTCTCCGGCTTCGATGGTGAGTCATCCGAGATCGACATTACCTGTCTGACGAGTATCGCTAAGGAATACCGTCTGGGTTTGGTCGATAACGGAAACATAAGCCTTCAGTTGTTTCGAGACGACAGCGACTTCGGTCAAGCCCGTCTTGAGCAGTTACGAATCTCCGGCCAGGAAACTGAATTCCGAATAACTCTTAACGTCGCGGAGACTGGTGGCGACACCTACGACTTCCGCGGTTTCGTAAAGAGTTTCACCATCGACGCATCTGTCGACAACGTACTCGAAGGTGAAGTCAACATCCGCATTAACGGACCCGTTACTCACACCAACAATTAACCCTAGTTTGCTTTGGGAGGCTGACTAACATGAATCTACGAGAAACAATTGTCTCTGCGGAAGACATTAACTACACCACCGTGCACATCGAAGAGTGGGACGCTGACGTTCGACTTAAAAGCCTGAGCGCTAGCGATACTGAGAAATTAGAACGCTACCAAGAGAAGAACAAAGATCGGCCTGAGCAAGACTACATGGGCTACTTGGCAACGCTAGTTATCGTCGACGAAGAAAACAAACGTGTTTTCGACAAGCCAGGCGACGCCAAGATCCTCGGGTCAAAGAGCGTCGCGGCTCTGTCAAAACTCTTAAAGGCAGCTTCTGATCTCAACGGTGAGCTCGCCATGCTGGGATTGAACGAAGAGGGCGCCGCAAAAAACTGAAAAAGCGGCCCGTACTTTATCGAATGTACGCGGTCGCGGATCGACGCGGAATTCCCCTGCAGGAAGTTCGCGACATGCCCATTGATGAGTTTGTCCACTGGTGCGCATTCCTAAACATGGATGCGTATGAAACCTCTCTCACCGAGAACAAGGACGAGCTACTTACCGGTGAAGACGCGCAACGCGACTTCTTTAAGAAACAACTTCTGGGACAGAAACCTAAGTGACAACTGCCACCACCGGGATACGACTTGTATTCACGGCGTTTACAGCCCGAGCCACAAGAAACGTAGACGGGCTTAGTAGATCGCTAAACAGAGCACAAGTCGCTGCGGGGTTGTTCGTTGCGGGACTTGCCGCTCGTAACCTGGCGAACACCGCGGACCAGTTCAGAAACATTGGAAACCAAGTCCGAGTAACTGCCAGCGCCGGGGAAGACGTTGTGTCTTCCACGGGAGAGGTGTTTCGCATTGCGCAACGTTCCCGGGCGGAATTCCAAGCAACCGCGACCACCTACACTCGACTGAAGAGGGTGTCTGAAGAGTTTGGAGCAACTCAAGCACAGGTATTGGTCGCCACAGAAGCGATTCAAAAGTCATTTCAGGTTGGCGGTGTAACCGCTAAAGAAGCGGCCGGTTCTGCGCTCCAACTTAGTCAGGCACTAGGCTCCGGCAAGTTGGCTGGAGACGAACTCCGGGCGGTTTTGGAAGGCAACCGGGTTTTGTCAAAAGCGATCGCTGATGGATTCGGCGTCGGGGTGGGGCAGTTAAAACTTCTCGGCGAACAAGGGAAACTCGTATCGAGGGGTGTTTTCAAAGCCATCCTGGAGTCTTCGGATGAAATAAACGAAGCCTTTAAGAAGTTGAGGCCCACCTTCTCCCAATCCGCAACCGTATTAAAAAATAGTTTTCAGGTCGCCATAGGCCAGATAAACGAAGCATTCGATCTATCCGGACAATTTTTCAGCCTTGCGGAGACGGTTTCAAAACAATTCGTAGACGCTGCTGAGACGGCCATCATCGCGTGGGGAGAATTTGAAAAATTTGTAGTCGAGTCAAAAGCCCGGCTGGGTGTGGAGGTTGAACAGCTTAAAGATGACACGGTTAACCTATTCGACGGCATTGCAGGGGAGGGTGCTTTTGATACCGCCATCGAAGATTTCAAAGAACTTGGAAGAGAAGCCGGTAGGTTCTTTCTAAAGATAGGAGGAGCCCAAGTCCCCGGGTCGATTGGAGGGGGGCTTATAAAAACTAAGGAAGACATTGACGAAGCGGCTAAGGCCGCAGTTAGTTTTGGTACGCAATTTCTGGCAAACCGGGAAGCGGAAAAGACCGAAAAACTAGACAAGGCGTTGGTGGAAGTTAGGGCTAGGTTTGAAGAGATAAACAAACGTTCCCAAACAGCCACGGAGAACGCCGACAAGTTGAGAAACGGTCTAGCAAGGATTTTCAGCGATCCTGTTAGCACCGACCTCCCGGAAGAAGAGGACTCCCTCGCCAAAGCAAAAACAAGGGTGCAAGACCTATCCCAGTTCGCCACCCAGGCAGCTCGTAACATTCAAAGCACGTTCGCTGACTTCCTGTTCGATCCGTTCGATGACGGGTTGAAAGGAATGTTGCGAGGATTTACCGACATTATCCGGCGAATGATCGCGGAAGCAGTTTCCGCAAAAATACTTGAAAAGTTATTTGGAAGTCAGAACGCCGTAGACGGTGACGGAAACTCAGTTAGCGGCAGTGGGTTCGCGTCTTTCCTCAGCGGCCTGTTTGGTTTCCGCGACGGTGGCTCTTTCACCGTTGGGGGGTCAGGCGCACCAGACTCCCGGGTGGCTGCGTTCCGCGTATCACCAGGTGAACGGGTGAGCGTCACTAAACCGGGTCAAAGCCAAGGCGGCGGTTTCGTAATAAACAACAACATAAACATAACCGGCAACGGCGTGACGATGGCGGAGGTTAATCAGGCCGTTCAGCAAGCCAGTAACGCTACACGGGCTGACCTTGCCGACCTGCGACGGAGAGGTAGAGCCTAGTGGCTGACTTTGAATTCCCAGACATTTGTCCCAATGAAACAGAGTGGGGACTCATTACCAACACCCGTGTGTACACGAGTGCCTTGACTGGCGCGACGACCACTTCCGGAAGGCGTGGTTCTCGCTGGTTCACCCGACTTTCTTACTCCAACATTGAGGAAGACCAACGCCGCGAAATCCAGGCGCACCTGGTTCGCCTAAACGGCCAGGAACATCGCTCTCTCTTGCACGATTGGAGCCATGTGCAACCCGCCGGTGCCGGCACCGGCGCGAATGTCAACGGTGCGGGGCAGGTCGGCAACGTCCTCAACATATTCCCAAGTGCCAACTGGGCACGCAACGGAGACTTTTTTCTCGTCAACGGTGAGTTAAAGATGGTCACCGATGATAACGGAGGCGGAACTTCTGTCGAATTCTCCCCGCCTCTCCGCACGTCACCCCCCGACGGCGCTTTCCTCTCCCAAACATTACCACTTCGCATACCGATGATATTTGTCGGCAACTCCACGTCCTGGTCAAACCGCCCCGACAGAGCAATCAACAACTCTTCCAACTTTTCGCTTGAATTCATAGAGGACATCAACTGATGCCCCGCGCTGTCTCATCCGCCAACCTGGCCGCTGCTAAAGCAGAACACATAATGCCTATCATGTTCGCGCAACTTGAGTTCGATTCAGGGACGTTGTACCTGCATAACTCGGTAGGCCCCATCACAACCCTCGGCCGAGCGTGGTTGGGCATGGGGGAATTCAGCAACGTAGAAGGCGTGGAAGAAGGCGCAGAACTCTCCCCCTATGCTGTACGTCTCGGACTGTCCGCTCTTGACCCAACGCTGCTGGCAGCGGACCTCAACGAGTCCTACTGGGGTCGTGGTTGTACGCTGTACCAGGGGTGGTTGAACCCCGACACCGAGCAACTTGTTGACGAACCAGATCGGTTCTGGGTCGGAACAATGGACGACATGTCTGTGTCGATCGGTAACGGCGATACAGGAGATGTGATTTTGCTGACCGCGGAGTCGGAGTTTTCACGCATCGACGCCGCCAACAATTCCCTATTCGCCCATGTCGAACAGCAGCAATTGTTCCCCGGCGATATTTTCTTTTCCTACCTCGCCGAGACCGTAGACGCCAGACCCCGTTGGGGCGCGAACGCGGAAGCGGGGGCGGGCGCCAGCCCGTACACATTGACACCAAGATCCGGTGCGAGGGGTTTCAGTTGAGCCGACTAGCCACAGTTAACGAAGTCGTTAACACAATGACAGGTGCGAACTTTAAATACGGGGAGCTTGACTGCTGCCTGTTCGCGGCACTCGTCGCAGAGAAACTGACCGGTAAAAACTACGCCGAAGAATTTTCCTACGACTCGGAAGAAGAGGCGTACCAGATAATAGAAGAGAAGGGTGGCCTCGCAGGGCTACTCACCTACCTACTCGGGGAGCCTACAAACGGCAGTCCGCGGGCAGGGGATGTTGTTTTGCTCGAGCTGGAGGAACCAACCGTTGGTGTTTGGTACATAAGGGCGCCTATCGTTAAGACATCAAAACGGTTTATCGAGGCTCCCGCCAGTCGCATAACGCATGTCTGGGCCATAGACTAATGCCGGCTACGATTGCCTCGATCGCCAGTTACGTCGGCGCAGCCGTTGGGACAACAGGTTTCGTAGCCACAGCCGCCTACGCCGCTACCTACGTTGCACTGACCGCGGCGCTTGCGTACGCGGCAACTGAACTGTTAGGTCCAAAAAACCCAGAGACGGGTGCGTCCGGCAGGGAAGTAACAGTCCGTTCTACGATCGAACCGCGTAAGTTTGTCTACGGTAGAGCCCTGGTCTCGGGACCTGTGTGCTACGTGAACACCAGGTCGCCCATGAACGCCCCTGCGGTGGACACACTTGCGGAGCTGTGGCACGTAATTGCTTTGGCGGGGCATGAGTGTGACGACTGGGAAGCGCTTCACCTCGACGAACGCATACTACCCCGCTCCGATTTCGACGCTAATGGTGACGTGTTCCGGGGTCCTTTTATGGGTGTCGTTCCCGCCGTTAGTTTGTACTTCAACCCGGGCTCCGACTCCCAGCCCGCGATACCCGAGATGGTTGCGAACTTTGCGGACTGGAGTCCCACACATCGGGGACGTGGCATCTGTCACATCGCGACCCGGTTCCAAACCGCGGACATATTTGAAGAGTTGTGGGCTCAAGGCCCCCCGCGGAACATCCAGGTTGTTCTGCGTGGCAAGAAGATATACGACCCCCGTAGAGACCCAGCTTCCCCTCAGTTTCGTGGTACAGGCGCTCAAGTGCTGGGTGACAAGACCACGTACGAATGGAGCGAGAACCCCGTGCTGTGTGTCGCGGACTACATGACGGATGTTCGTATGGGCATGGGGTTTGACACCGTACGTATCGACTGGCCACAAATTGCATTGGAAGCTGACGTGTGTGATGTGATGGTCGACACCCCCGGCGGCTTGCAGAAACGGTACACAATGAATGGTACGTTGCACACAGGTTCGGAGCACCGCACCAATCTCCGCGAGATGCTAGACACTTTCGCAGGACGAATAACTTATACCGGGGAAAAGTTCATTATCCTCGCGCCTTCTTTTTCCCCACCTATAAACAACGTCACACTCACCGACGATGACATAATATCGCCTGTCCAAGTATCAACCGGCATACGACGACAAGACCGCTACAACTCGGCGCAGGGGGTATTCTATGACCCGGACAATCTCTACAAACCGAACGAGTACCCCGACGTAACCATCCCGGCTTTACGACTTCGGGACAACAACGAAGTTCTGTTTGCAAACTTCCGCTACAACATGATCGACAATGTCTATCAGGCACAGCGGACTTCCCTACAACGCCTGCGGCAGGACGATCAAAACACGTCCTTCGTTGCTACCTTCACAATGAAAGCCCTTGAACTTATTGTGCACGACAACGTGTTCATAACTATCCAGGAACTTGGGTGGGCAAACAAAATATTCCAGGTGCGAGAGTGGACCTTCGTTGACGCCGGGGACACCCTCGGCATACAGATGCGGCTGGTCGAAGACGACGGTGTGGTCTACGAAGATCCAGACGTTGGTGACTACTCAGAGGTAGATTCCAGCGGCAACATAACTGACCCCATAAACACCGTGCCTGCACCGCAGTCGGCAACCGCGGTCGGTGTCTCGGGGGGTGTTCGCATCGACTGGGAGAACAGCACCGAGACTGCGTTCTACGATCGGACCCGGGTCTACTGCGAGTCTCTATCTATACCCCCAATAATCCGCGTGTTCGAAGGCAACGCAGACAGCTACCTCCAAACCTACAGCGCGGCGACAACTGCCAACTACCTGGTTGCGCATGTCAATGAATTTGGTGTTGAGAGTGCGCGGATACCCGCGGGGGCGGCGACGTCTATACCTCCCACGGGCGGCTCCGCGAACGCGGTGTGGGGACCGTTGGCGGGGAACTTGTGGACAACCAACGATGGTGTTAACTACAGCCTGCCGCTGACCGTTAGCGAGACCGCAACGTTGTTCTTGAACGGCTCCACGTCGGTAGACATAACGGCGACATTGGACCCGGCCACGGGGAACGTAACTCTGGTAGACAGTCCGCCGACAGGTCCGGAGGCCGCGAACATCACTGTCAACTACAACGGTAGTAACAACAACCCCCGGGTAGACGTTGTAATCTCACACTCCAGCGGACCCTCGGTTATTGGGTCGTACGGATCTTTATCACTAAATGTCGACAACACAGGGCCTGGCAAATGATCCGGAGTAAATCTCTTGGGCTCGAGCTTCGCCCCGCCTTACATCTTGGTGAGGTCGATGTTCTCGCTGAAATGGCGCTGGCGTTCCCGATCTACTACTCTGTTCGCGTAGCGAGACTGGACGCGGCCAGTTGGATTGACTTCAACAAAGCCGCTGACGACCCCAGACGTGTAAAGGCGTTAACGTTACTTGCGTACGTGGGAGAGACAATCGTAGGGTTTGTTCGTCTTAAGTGGAACAAGACGCACGCCGACGTACAGCACCTTGCAGTGCACCCCGATCACCAGGGGCTTGGGTACTTGGACAAAATGGTCAAATTACTAAAGCCTTTTGTGTTTGACCACTTGGGTATGGAGACGTGCTGGTTTGATGTTCTCGATCAGAGCGAGCATTTGAAAGGCTACTGTGAGCGACGGGACGTGTACACCAAGACGTGGACCCGCAAGAGCGAGCGAGGGGAGCACGACCTGCACCGGCAGGTCGTTAGTAGGGAAGCTTACCTGGAAGACCAGAAGGTCGAGAGGGTTCCCGACCTCGAGCTCCTTGACACTACCTAAGCGGCGTACTTCTGGATCAACGAGTCAACCCGACCCAGAACATCCTCCCGGGTGGCTACGACGGCGGTATCTCCCCTGTAGCAAAGCGTCAGGAACAGATCATCCGCTTCAAGTTCCGTGATCCCCACGGCGTTTGCCGCCGCTAGCCCGAAGTGTGTCCAACGCCCGTCGGCGTCCTTGCACGCCAGTCTCCACTCATGACCTCCGCTGAGGTTCTTGACTTTCCACCACACCCCCCCCATACCACGGCCCCGCCATACATCCTGTAGTGACATCGCGCCGCCAAGGCAGCACGCCGTCCCGCAGGGCTCCCCACCCAGGCTCTCTTCCGCCGTTCCAAAGCACTCCATATCGAACGTATCGACCCCTGGGATGTTGTCCATAAGAAGCAACTCCCGCACCTCTTCCAACCGACTGACTACTGTTTTGTTATCCATTGCTAGTGGTTCCTCTACTGATTAGTAACTATCCTTTTATGCACAGCACCTGTTTTAAGGTGTGCACGATCTCTACCAGGTCTGACTGCGCCGCCATAACAGCATCGATGTCCTTGTAGGCGGCTGGCGTCTCGTCAATAACCCCCTCATCCTTTCTACACTCAACACCCTGGGTCGCTGCCCGATGGTCTTCTACAGTGAATGTGTTACGAGCTTTCGTTCGCGACATCACCCGGCCGGCACCGTGACTGCATGAGTTAAACGACTCCGCGTTGCCCTTTCCCCGAACAATGTACGAGCGTGCACCCATACTCCCGGGAATGATCCCGAGCTCCCCCTGATAAACATCAAACATTGCTAGTGATCCTTTTGTGATGTGGCTTGCCGGCCGCGTTGAGTTCAATAATGCACAGGGTGAGTCAATGTGTCAATAAATAATTAACCTATTTTTCCGTTGGGTAATAATCCCGCTCGGCGTAGATAGGATCGTTGCGTATCTCACTACGGCGGAACAGCCGCCAGTCGTATTCAAAGAGGTAGTTATGTGAGTTCCCTTCCAGGTTGTACTTCTCGGGCGATATGGAAATCTTCACGAACTGCCTTTCGCGGCCTGGCGCAGGAATTAGTGGAGTTGTGTGGACCACTTCCGTATCGATCCGCGCCAGCTCGTACGGAATCCCACTTTGAATGGCGCGAAGGTTTATCTGCTCTTCAAACTGCCGCGTCGAGTCTTCGTGATCCGTCGAGATGTTCTCGAACTCCTGCACCGCATAGCGTGTTGGGAACACATCGGCCCAGACATAGTTCAGATCACGCTCAGAGCCAAACCCGTCGCAGTGCCAGCCTGGACGATTGCCGGGGTTGTCCGGCGTCACGTACAGACGCTTAGCGCTGACGTAAACATAGTCACCAGGTTGGTAGCCGTCTTGCATCGCGCGAGCGACTAGCGGCCGCACGCAACTAAGGTTAGGCGGAAGCCGAACGTCCGTGTCGTTACCCATACACACTGGCAGATAGAGATACGCCATCATTTCAGGCAGGCGGATCGATGGGTACGAGCCGATGTAGGTCGGTCCTTTTCCGTAACTCACGCTGCTTTCTCCACTCGCTCAAATACGTGGTACACGAGATTTTCAACAAACACAGTGTCGACATAAACGTCCGACTCGTACTCTTTGTAAGCTCCGGTGGGAAGCGCGACAAAACTCCGCTCCTCTCCCGGCCGCCCGCCAACCGGAACCAACGCCCACACGAAGAACGACTGCGCCTGAAATCCGGTTTTTAATATCTCGGAACCTTCCGGAATTAAAGCGGTGCCCACCGCGATATCGGCTCGACCGATCAGGTACTTAAGGATTCGTTTCGGGGCGTCCTCTTGCTTAGCGGTTGGGGGCGGTTTCGGGGCAACTTGTGGTGATTCTGGGTGTTCGTCCATGCTAGTGGTCCTATATAAATCAAT